CTATGGAAATAAAAGAGTAAACGCAACCTTGAACCTTGGTTTTTCTAATATTTCTGATGCCGAGGCTGGCTTAATACTGGATCATTATGCTGATGTAATGTCTGTTTATGATTATGTGAGATTTACTTCTGCAAATGGAACAGCAGGGATTGTCGATCCCAATTCAGGTCATTACTTAACTAAAGCAATTGCTAGAGAGGATAATTCTGGCCTGACTGAACAAGGTTTAAGATGGAGATATTCTGCTCCTCCAACTGTAACAAGTACCTTTAAAGGTTTGAGCAATGTGAGCTGTTCTTTTGTCGCTTGTCTCGATTCACCGTAGAATAAACGCAACGTTTAATTTTTAAGGTTGTGGGTTTTTATTCAGGCAGGGATGGAGAACTCTACATTGGTACTTCAACCACTAAAGCAGCTAAAATTCAATCTTGGTCTTTTTCTAGTTCAATGGCTGTACTAGAAACAACTTCAATGGGTGATACTGACAGAACACTTAAGTCAGGCGTTAGAAGTTACTCAGGAAGTTGCAGACTGTTTTATTACGTTAGTAATACAAGTAGTTCTTCAAGTTCTTCTAACATTAATGGTTTAATTGATGCTGCAATAAAAGCAGGAGGATCGGCAGGTGATGGTGAAAACACTGAATCTTCTGAAGTTGTTTTAAAACTGCGATTAACTACAGGCTCTACAGACCAGAGAGATATTCAATTTTCTGCCTTTATTACAGGCGTTTCAATGAGTACTGCTGTAGGAGAGGTTGCTTCTGCCGACATTACTTGGGAAGCTAACGGTGCTCCTTATGGTGCTACAACTCTTGTCAATTAATGGGCGTTTACTTTGGGCAATACGGTGAGATTGCTCTAAAAAGAGATACGCTTCAAGGTGCTTTAGAAACAGTACTTGATCCTTCTGATGTCAACACAACAACAAAGCGTTTTAGTGTTGACCACAGCACTGGCTCGTTATTAACAGGAGATCAAGTAGAAATAGAAACTGTAGATAAATCAGATCTTGAGCTTGTTAGTGGTCATAACTATCCAGATGGAAAATGGTTTATAAATATTGATCCATTAGGAGGTATTCGTTTATATGAATCATTTCCTTTAGCAATTGAAGGGTTAACGTCACAGGCTTTAACTCTTGTTGCTCCTAGTGCAGCACAAACTATATTAATAAGAACCAGAAATGAATTGTTTAGGCATGTAGCAGGTGTAAAAGATTTTGAGGTGACAACAAGTAGAGAGCAAGTTGATTTAACAAATTTAGGAGATGAGTTTAAAAACTTTTACGAAGCGGGAATTATTAGCGGTCAAGGTAGACTGACTTGTTTTTGGGAACATTCCTATGCAACAGGAGACCGAAAAAATCAATATGGTAATGAGGGAAGAGACTCTGAATTTCCTTTTTATCTTGCTCAATTGATTTTAAGGACTCAACAAGGAGCAGATTTTGACGCTTTGCTATATGTGTATCGTGATCTTAATAATTCAAGACGTAATGTTTATTACGAGTCCAAATGTATAGTCACAAATATTGCAATAAACGTTACTGCGGCTGAAGTTATAGAAGCCAGCATTGAATTTGTATGCAATGGAAATATTGCGTTAAAGACAGGCGATACACCCGGATATTTATTGCAGGAGAACACAGATAAGATATTACAAGAAAATCAAAGTCCAATATTGCTCGAACAGGATTAAACTGCTGGTATTGGTTATTAGTTAGCAGTCAATGGCAGATTTACAGATTACGGGCTTACAGGCTTTACCTGAAGCCAGTGTTCAAGCCTCAGATGTTTTAGCACTCGCAGATTTGAGTGCCAGCGAAACAAAAAAGATCACTGTTAAAAATTTAATTGCTGCTGGTGTCGCATTAATTGATAACGGTGATATTCCTTTTGGCAAACTTGCATCTGGTTACACAGGAGGCACTGTTGCAGATGGTTCTATTACCAATGCAAAAGTTGAATCTTCTAGCTCATCAACAACAGGGCTAGATGGCTCATCAAAGATAAGAGATGGTTCAATACCTGTTATCAAATTTAATATTAGTGATTTCAACCGTGGAATTAGCGTTGTCGGTAACAAGCTAGGAATAACCAACAGTATTACAGCGAATACAACAGGTGCAGCAAAAGTAAAATATGACGCTCAAGGATTAGTTACTGGTACAGCTTCTTTAACTGGGTCAGATTTACCTCTTTCAACAAGCAGCTCTATTGGTGGTGTAAAAGTTGAATCATCATCTTTGCTCAGCGTTAGTAACACAGGAGCTTTAGATGTAAAAAACGTAAGCGGCCTTTCTGCTGGAACGTATGCAACCGTAACGGTAAACGCTAAAGGTCAAGTTACATCTGGTTCTACAACTGCTGGATCTGCCAACATCCCTGCTGCTACTACAACGGCAAAAGGTGGAGTTATTGTTCCTGCTGCTGGCGGTTTATCTGTTGATGGTAGTGGAAATTTATCAATAGCAACTCAAGGGTCTGTTTCTACTGGCTCTTATACAAAGCTAACTGTTAATACAAAAGGCGTTGTTACAGGAACAGGCTCATTAGTTGCTGCTGATCTTCCTAACCACAGTGCTGCATTATTAACAAGCGGAACAATCCCTGCTGCTCGCATTGGATCAAATGCTATAAATGCAGATCGCATTGATTCGGGAGCTGTTACTAATGCAAAGGTTGAAACTTCTACTTCTGCAACAACAGGACTAGATGGAGCCACAAAACTTAGAGATGGATCAATTCCAGCGGTAAAACTAGCGGCTGCAAATATCGATAGAAGTTTAAATATTTCTGGAAATAATCTTGGTATTAATAATTCAGTTACTCCTGCAACTGGAGCTGTAAAAGTTAATTATTCGGCTCAAGGTTTAATCACTGGAAGTTCTTCATTAGCTGCTTCAGATTTACCAAAAGCAACATCTTCTGCTGTAGGTGGTGTTTCTGCTGGATCGGGTTTAAGTGTTAACGGTTCTGGGGTCTTATCTCTTAGCAATTCTATTTCTACTGGTTCTGCTATTTCAGGGATTACTTGGAACAGTCATGGGCAAATAACAGCAATACAGGCTTTAGGCGCAAGTGATATTCCTCTTGCTACTTCTTCTGCTATTGGTGGAATAAAAACTCCTGTAAGTGGAGGTCTTGAAACTGACGGATCTGGAAACTTATCAATTAGCACGACAGGAGTGAGTGCTGGTGATTATTTTAAAGTTACAGTCAACACAAAAGGACAAGTAACAGCAGGAGTTTCTTCTTTAGTTGAAGCAAACATTCCAACATTACCTGCTTCAAAAATTACTTCAGGAACTTTTGACGCTGCAAGAATACCTGCAATATCAGGAACAGGAATCACTGCTGGAACGATCACAGCAGATAGATTAAATACCTCAAAGTTAGATCGTTCGTTAAATGTCTCAGGTGGAAATTTAGGAATTAATAATGCTGTAAGTGGTGGAGCTGGTACACATGCTGGAATTTCGTTTAACACTGAAGGACTCATTACTGGAACTTCAACAATCCCTGCTTCAGATATTCCTCTTGCTACAACAAGTGCTGTTGGAGGTGTTTCTGTTGGAGCTGGTTTAGCAGTTAATGGTTCTGGTGTCCTTACTGTTGATAACAGTGTTACGGCTGTAACTGGAGCTGTAAAAGTCAATTTCAACGCACAAGGAGCAATTACTGGTAGTTCTTCTTTGGCTGGTTCAGATTTACCAATTGCAACTACCAGTGCAAGAGGAGGAGTACAAGTAGCCTCAGGAGGAGGTATTTCTATTGATGCTGCTGGAGAAATATCTACATCAACAAGCGGTGTTACAGCAGGTACTTATCAATCAGTTGTTGTAAATAACAAAGGTGTTATTACATCTGGATCAGGATTAACTGCTGCATTAATTCCTAATATTTCTGCAACTAAATTAACAACAGGAACGATAGATATTGCACGATTAGCAACAAATAGTGTTTTAGGTGAAAAATTAGCTAACTCTAGTGTTTGTAAATTTGGAGGTTCAACTTCTACTACTGGTGTTGTTACCTTCCCTACTCCAGAGTTCACAGGTCAATTTTTCTATGATTTATTTAATGATGACTTGTACGTGTATGACGGAGCAGCTTGGCAAGCGGTAACGATTACATCAGGTGAAATTGTCTACGCAGGAAATTACAACGCTAGTACAAACAAAGTTAGTGCTTTAACAGCAAGCGGTACTGCTGCTGGTTTTGCTGTAGGTTCTGCTCTTGCTGCGGCTGCTCAAAGTAACTTACGTTATTACTTTGTTGTTGATACAAGCGGCACAGGATCAGCACCAGCTCCTACTTCACAGCTTGATCCCCCTGACATGCTCCTAAGTAATGGAACATCTTGGGAAAAATTAGATATTTCAAACTTTATTGCATCACAGCAAGCTGTAAATATTTCATTCAGTCCTACAGGAAATATAAACAGTAATAACGTTCAAGCCGCTTTAGTAGAGCTAGATAACGAGAAATTAAATCTTACAGGTGGCACGTTAACTGGCAACTTAGAACTTAACCAAAACTCTTCAATTATATTTGAAGGCTCTACTCCAGATGACTACGAAACAACTCTAACTGTTGTCGATCCAACAGCAGATAGAACAATAAATTTACCTAATATTTCTGGAACATTAATAACAAATAGTGATACTGGAACTGTTACAAGTGCAATGATAGCTAATGGAACAATTGTTAACGGTGATATAAACTCTGCGGCTGCAATTGCATTAACAAAATTAGCAACAACCTCGGCTGCTTATGTATTAATGGGCAACAGTAGCGGTGTAATAACTGGTACAGCAATTACAGGCGATGTATCTATATCTAATACAGGTGTTGTATCTATTACTGCTAATTCAATTGTAGATGCTGATGTTAACTCAAGTGCTGCAATTACAGGATCAAAAATCACTACTGGAACAACAAGTGCTGTTGGTGTTTTACAACTAACAGACTCAACTTCAAGTACAAGTACTACAACAGCAGCCACACCTAACGCTGTTAAGTCTGCCTACGATTTAGCTGCTTTAGCCTTACCAAAAGCAGGAGGCACATTAACGGGTAATGTCCTTATAGATAACGATAAAGAGATCCGACTATATGAAGCAGACGGTAACGGTAGTGCATATGTAGGAATTAAAGGAGCAACTGATAAAGGTTCTTCTGCTAGTTACACAATTAGTCTTCCAGCAGCAGCGCCAACAGCCAATCAAATCCTTAAAGCTAATGCTAGTTCACCTACCACTCTTGAATGGACAACAGACGTTACTAACACGGCTGCTGGTGATTTAACAGGTACAACTCTTGCTTCTAACGTTGTTGCAAGTTCTTTGACCTCTGTGGGAACTCTTACTTCTCTGACTGTAAGTGGAACAATATCTGGAAACGTAACAGGAAATTTAACTGGCAATGTCACAGGAAATTTAACTGGAGATGTTACTGGAGATGTAACAGGTGATCTAACTGGAACGGCAGATTTAGCAACTCAATTCACAGTCACAGCAAATAACTCTACAAATGAAACGGTCTACCCATTGTTTGCAGATGGAGCAACTGGCAGCCAAGGAGCTGAAACAGATACAGGGCTTACTTACAACCCATCAACAGGGAATTTAACCTCTACTACATTTACTGGAGCTGTAGTAGGAAATGTCACTGGTAATTGTTCTGGAACGGCTGCAACAGTAACGGGTGCGGCTCAAACGGCGATCACTTCAGTAGGAACTTTATCAAGTCTTGCTGTTACCAATAACGTCACAATTGGCGGCGACCTAACTGTGAATGGAACAACAACTTCTATTTCAAGCACCACGGTTGAAGTAGCTGATAAAAATATTGAACTTGGAAAAGTTTCTAGCCCTAGCGATACAACTGCTGACGGTGGTGGATTAACTCTTAAAGGTGCAACAGATAAAACATTTAACTGGGTTAATTCAACTGATGCTTGGACATCTTCTGAACATATTCAAGTTTCTAGCGGCAAGACATTCATTGGCGACGGATCAACCATAACTGCATTAAACGCTTCAAACATTGCTACTGGAACGATTGCAGCAGCTAGGGTTCCAACTCTTAACCAAGACACAACTGGAACAGCAGCTTTAGCAACTGAATTTACTGTTACTGCTAATAATTCAACCAATGAAACTGTTTATCCTTTATTTGCTGACGGAGCGACAGGATCACAAGGGGCTGAAACAGACACAGGCTTAACTTATAATCCTTCAACTGGACTGCTAACCAGTACAAGTTTTGCAGGAGACCTAACTGGAGATGTTACTGGAGATGTCACTGGAGATGTGACGGGTAATGTCACTGGAAATTGTTCAGGTACAGCAGCCACGGTTACAGGGGCAGCTCAATCAGCTATCACATCTGTTGGCACTCTTACAGGGTTATCAATTGCAGGTAACTTATTAATGACAGGAACAGGAATGATTGACCTTCCTGTTGGAACAACAGCACAAAGACCCGGATCTCCAAGCACAGGAGCACTTAGATACAACAGTACTTCTAATAAATTTGAGGGTTATGACAACAATGGTTGGTTAGATATAGGAAGCGGTGGAAGCGGTGGAGGAGCTACAGGTGGCGGCTCTGATACCGTTTTTCAGGAAAACTCACATACTGTTACAACCTCTTATTCAATAAGTAGTAACAAATCAGCTATGTCAGTTGGCCCATTAACGCTAAACTCAGGAGTAGTAATTACAATTCCTGCAAACGCTCGCTGGGTGATTCTCTAAAATGGCTTACGGAACAATTAAAGCTGATACGCTTATTTATGATGACTCTGGGTCAGATGCGACTTTAGATTTATCTGCTTTAGCGGCAAAAGCTCCTGCTGCTTCTCCTACTTTCACGGGAACGGTAACAATTCCAACTCCCTCTGCTGGAGACAACTCAACAAAGGCTGCTTCAACAGCATTTGTAGTTGCTAGTTTTGCTGTAAAAACAAACCCTACTTTTACAGGTGATGTAACTATTAATCAAGGGGGTGTAGCACAAGGAGATTTACGTTTTTCAGATAATGATAATAGTCATTATGTAGGTTTTCAGGCTCCTGCAACTGTTACTACTAACCATATTTGGACATTACCAGCTACAGATGGTAGTTCAGGTCATTTTTTAAAAACTGATGGTTCTGGAACG